TCACTAGGTACGATCAATTTTCTTGGTCGTGCCGCAATCTTTAGTCCTCTTTCATCAGTCCACTTGCCGATTTGAATTACTGCATCTTCAAGAGATGTTTCGTTCAAGTCAGCCGCAGTAGCTGGTCTGTTAGAGTTTTTGCCACCGCTTACTAATGGATGTCCGTCACCACCAGTAACACCATCTCCATCAGCAGTAAATAGGTTTACACCATCACCGCCTTGAAAGCTGTTAGTGAATCCATTGTTAAGTGGAGCAACTGCTTTAACTTGTTTTGTGTAAGACATAGCACGAGCTAGTGCTTTGGTGTAACGAGCAGAAAGAGAAACATATAGATTATCTTCCATAGCTTCTTCTGTAATCGCATATCCCATTGCAATAGTTTCGTGAGTGTAGCGAGCCACAAAAGACTCTTGAGCAGTATCATAACTGATAGATGCTCCTTCATCTTTTACTGGAGCCGCACCAAATCCAGACAACTTGAGTTCTTCTTCAAATGATCTTTCAGAGTTCTCAGTTGTGTAGATTTCTTCGTGTTGATTATCGTAGTTAGCGTATTCATCTCCAAACAAGGCATTTAAGCCGGGTAGGAGTTGTTTAAGCTCTTGCGCTCTTGAAATAGCCATTAAACTATTCTCCTATAATTAGCCGATACCAGTTGCATTTAACAACTGATGCCCTGCGTTAAACATAACTAATACATCTGTGTAGCTATCGCCAACAGCACTATCTGGACCATCAACAAAGTCAATGATTTTAAGAGGTAGTGTGTTAGTTGTTGCTACAGTAGATATATCTACCGCGTTTTTACTTCTTCCAATAGAAGTCGATCCTGCTGTTTGCACGACAGCACAGTTCTTTCCAAGATCATCTTGGTCAGCCGCACCATCACATTGCATTTGCATAATTAAGTAAGGATCGCTTGCCACATACGCAACAATATCATCAGCCGCAGTTGAGGCTGGAAAATATTGATTTGTAGTGAATTGTCCTGTATTTGGATCAGTATATGCACATCCCATAAATACACCTATAGGAGTACAAGCAGTTGTGCCTGTATCTTTTTGAATAGTTGTATTAGGGTTATCATCACCCCATTTTACAAAATCACCAAAAAAGATTGATGTGCCATAAGCATTTTTAATTTTGTAGTGAGTGACTTTACTGTTAAATGCACAAGATACTAATGATCCAACAGGTACTGCTCCGTGAGGAGTTGCACTAGTTGACATAATTATCTCCTGTCAAAAAAAATTATAAAATATCTCTATGAATCTCTTCCAAAAGAAGTTCTAGATTTTCTCTCAAAAACTTGTTTGGTAGCCATTCTAGAGTCTTGGTCTTTAAAATATGCGTTGTCTACAGATTCCATCTGATTCTGAGCTATTTCTTTAAAATGCTCAGTTCTAGCTTCCGCTCTTTTCTTTGGCATCTTGCATAATAACTGTCCACCAATTTCTATATTCCCTTTCTTTGCCCACTCCGAGTCATAGTCCATCATATGGATTTGAAGTTCCGGATGATCTTCCAAACGACATGGCTCCCATCCTTCACGAAATTTTCTAGATACATTAGGATTATCAGTTTTACCTAATAAAGATGTTCTTATATATCTAAAAACCCATCCTTGTTGTGGGGTTGGATCAGGTAGATTTGATGGGTTATCCCAACTTTCTACTCTTTGTTCAGCTTCTCGGCTGTCTATCCCTCTTGGGTTGCGCTCTTGTGCTTCTGATACATCAGATTTTGATTCCAATGTTTTTTCTTTGTTGTCAATCTCTGACATATTAGCTCTCCTGTTTTAAGAGTTCATTTGCGTACTGTTCAGGTGTTATATTAAGTTGTTTAGCTACTTTAACTTGTGTCTGAGTCAGTCGTATTGATCTAGGTTTTTTACCAGTAGACCTAGTTGCTGGTGCGACAACATTAGATGGTTGTCGTTTTGGAGATTCCTGCTCATGAACCACTTCTTTTGTTTGTTCTTGAACTGGTTGTTCAGGAGTCACTCCGAAAAACTGTGGATACTGTTTTTTCATTTCTACATCAACAGCATCATAATATTCTTTAGCTTGTGTTGCAGGGTCAATACCTTGATTTTTTAATCTTTGATCTATAACTAAAGCAAAAGCTGTCATTTCAGAATGATCTGGATTTGAATTATTCATAAACCATGTATTCTTTTTAGACCAAGCTTCCATATCAGGATCAAGCTTTTGTTTTGTAATATCAGGAACAGGCATATTTTGAACTACTTGTTGCTGTATTGATTCTGCATAATTGCTTGCTTGTTGTTCAGCTAATGTAGCTTTTGCAAGAACTTCTTGCGCTTTTGCCATTTCATCAGCATCACCTTCATCATAAGCTTTTTTAAATTGAGCTTGAGCATTTTGTTTTGCCCATTGAGCATTATTAAGTGCTTGCTTATTGAGAGCTTCTCCGCCTTGATCTACCATAGCTTTAAGTCTTTCATTCTCAGCCATCATAGTTTTTAGTCTATTTACTGCTTCAATGCTTTCTCTTTGGGCGGCTTCTTTGGCTCTACGCTCTTCGTGGTATTCGTATTTTATTTTACTTATACGCTTTCCAGCTCTCTCGCTGTAATCTGATATCTCTTTATCTAGAGTTTCATCATCTACAGGTTCTTCTTTTGTTTCTTGTTTTGGTGGTCTACGATCTTCTTCTGGAATATCGTTTATAACTTCTACCTCAACATCTGGTTTTTCTGTGCTAATTTCTGTTTTAACACCAAAAAACTTATCTTCTTTAGATTGAGTAGATTCCGCTTGAATGTTATCTACCAAATCTTCTGCCTGTACTTGCTCGTTACTATCGCTCATTTTCGCACCACTCCTGTAGGATCATCAACAACTGCCTCAACAGTATCGTCATTAATTAAACGAAACTCTTGTCCGTACATTTCTATACGAGTGCCAGAGTAAGCTCTAAATACAACCCAATCGCCTTTCTTGCACCAAGCTCCGCTTGGAAATCTTCTTTCGTCATTGTAACAATCTGGACCGAGCTTCATCACATATCCACATATGTTAGATGATTCCTCGATATCTTTTGTATATGATGCTTTTAAAATACCGCCTTCTGTTTTTTCTTTAACAACAGGCATAGCAACTAATATTTTCCAACCTTTAGGCTCTGGTAATTGCTTTCGTGTATTTAATTCTATAGGTGGTTCTTCTTTCTTAATTTTTTCTGCCATATTTTTTGCACGACTTTAGGGTCGAGTCCTTATTCTTTTAAGTGTTTCTCCTGCCAATCTAACACTTCTCTTTCTGCGAGTGCTAATCCCTCGATAACTCCAGCCATCTTTTGATAATCGCTGTAATCTTTACACGCTCCTGTAGATATATGATCTGCGTGTTGATTCATTATTTCTCTCAATCTTGACTTTAAAAAAGTTGAGAGTGATTGCTGTGTGATATCACTTTTCATTCTTAGTGATATCTTTCGCTATATCAATTCCTATGTCAAGACCTTTTATGTAATCTTCTCTCTCTGCTTTTTTATCTAATTGTTCATTTGCAAGCAAATCACTAGCAATCTGCTGTCCTACTTTAAGACCAGCTATTTCTTCTTGTGATTTAATTCTTCTTTCTTCAAGCTCTTTATTTGCTTTAGCTTTAGCCGCATCAAGTAATATTCTCGCTTGAGCTTCTTCAGCTCTTCTTTCTACTTCAGCTTGTTTAATTGCAACCTCTTGTTGCTTGGCTTGAATTAATGGGTCTTGCATTTGTTGTTGTACTCTTTGTTGCTCTGCTTGCGCTTGAGAAGTCATTGTTACTCTCTTAGCGGCTTCTGCAACTAGTTCTGATATTCTCTTCTCGACATCAGCAGGTATTGGCTCACCTTCTGGTGGTAATTCAATACCCATCTCCATCTCTACTTGTTTTCTAAACTTCATAGTTAGATGTTCATTTACATAAGCAGAAGCGGCGGCTTGTATAGCTTGAGCATTAGGTGACTGTTGTAATAGTTGTTGCATCTCTGGATTCTGCTGTGCAGAAGCTACAGTCTGTATATGTGCATCATGATCTTGAGTAATAAACGCTTTAACTGGCTTACCATTGATAAGATTAGATACTGCGCTGATTGGATCGACTGGCTTAACATCCTCATCTAATGGAACAATATCTTGAACATCCTTGATACCTAATACTTCTAACATTTGTCTGTGGAGTTCTGGCAAGTTATACATCTGTGGTGCTGTAGTAGCCAGTTGCATTGCCGCTTGATACTGCATAATCCTTTGCGCCATAGTTGCCGCATTAGGATCAGATACTGGCAATACATCTACTCTGTCATCAAAGTCAGATGCTTTTATCGTTTCATTTTCATCTGTTTCGTAAGGATAAGATGGCTCAGTAAAGTCTTTAATGATACCTACCAATATATCTAATTCTTTTCTTAGTGAAGCATGAAGTCTTGCTTGCACCGCACTCATTACTTTCATGTTTCTTTCAAGTAAAGCAAGTGTAGTACCTACTGGTGCTTGGTTATTCATGTCTGATACCTTCATATCAGATATGCTTGCAAATCGCCTACCCTCTTCAACTATGTTTTGTAATAGTGAATACAAAGTAGCTGATGGTTCTTTGTAAGGTAAGAAGGTAATATTATCTCTAATAGCACCTCCGGGAACATCAACATCCCTAAATTCTCCGGGCATGATAGGTGTATCATCCCCTTTAATTCTAAGACCTCTAGCCTTTAGACCACCCGGCAAATTAGATAATGTGCCAGCATCTACTAGCTGTCTTAATAAACTGGTAGCTGATTTAGCTAAACCACCAATCATATGTATCAATCCAAATCCATAGAAACCAATTCCCGGAAGGTATTGGTAATGAACAAAGTGTAATCTTCTTACTTTCTGTGGATCATCTTCATAGTAGTTTCTTCTGATACTAAGGATAATGCCACTAGGATAATCCATTGTTACTACATAAGGTAAAGCTATTCCTGTTTCATTGCCCTGTGCATCTGTATCTTCAAACCCTACAAGATCAAGATCAACCTGCATTTCAAGCAACATATGACGATTATCTAGGTTATAAGTATCTACTTCACCTGTCATTTCATCATATTTTTTAGAAATGTCATTTGCATTATGTGAGGCTTGTGGAAGCTCTACATCTCTGTAAAAACCATTTACTTGCATCTTTCTTACATCATTAGATGACTTTCTCATAACATGAGTAGCTCTTTCGCAAGTATCTAGCTCGCTTGCACCATAGTTAACTATCACATCTTCTGCTGGCACAAACAAAGAACAAGGTCTATTTAATGTTGG